CCCCTAAGCAAATGATAGATGCTACAAGGGCTATACTGGAACGCTCCGACTTAGACATAACAGATATTGAAGAACGTATAAGGACTTCTCACAATGGCTCTAGGTGCTTTGTACAATATACTCTACCTGCCCATGACTATAAGACTCCAGACGGAGACACTGCATCTCTTAGTCTACTTGCCACCAGTTCTATTGACGGGACGTTTCCCTTCATGATTAGTGCGGCAGCTATACAGTCTGCTTGTACAAACCTACAAGTGTTTATTGGTGGTGAGGTTGCAGTATATAAATCTAAACACACCAAGAGTTTAAACATTGACCACGGTGCTAACATAATTGTTAAGGCTCTCGATGTCTTTGAGAATCAACGAGACTTGTGGCAACAGTTTCAGAATCAGCATGTTAGTTCTAACGAAGCCTTTATAGAAATATGTAAGGGTGTAGGTTCAGAAAAACTTATTGACGAACTGGTAGATTCAACGCCTGATTATGTTATAGCTAATAATAAAAACAAAGCTAAGAATGCTCATTACATTTGGACTAAGTATCAGATGTATAAGATGAGACTAGGAGAAAATCGTTGGGCTTTATACAATGCTTTCACCGATTGGTCTACACACTCTCAAGGCTACACCAAAGCTTCACAATCTAATATAGCTTCTGTGTTAGCCAACCGACAAGACATGGTGCGTAAAGCATTTGCTAAGGCGGCATGATGACAACAGCCGTGATAGCACTGAGTCTGTTGTCACTGAGCGCCCCGCTGTGGCTAGTATTAACTATAGTTATAGCGGGGACTGTATTAGAAATAACAAACCCATACGAAAATATATTGAAAAAAAACTTAACAAAGAAGTAAACTTGTGGTATAATCACACTTCAATTTTCAACCAACAAAAGGAAATAGTAACATGGCAATAGTATCAGGAACAGCTTATTGGGCAAGTGTAACAACACCGAATACAACTTATGAACCAGTGTATACAGTAAATCTAGTAGTCGATGACGATACAGCAGAGTCTTTCAAATCTAAAGGCTTTACTGTTAAAGACATGGACGAAGGACAAGCCCTAGTAATCAAGCGTAAAGTTAATGGTCCAAACGGTATGGTACGTCAGCCACCTAAGCTAGTAGACTCTGCAAAGAATCCACTGGATGAGCGAGTAGGTAATGGCTCAAAGGTTAAGGTGCAGTACAAAGAATGGGAATCTGTTTGGAAAGGTAAGACCTTTAAAGGCTTAGACTTCCAAGCCATGCAGGTTCTAGATTTAGTAACAGTCGGAGACGTTGATGGTGGCGAGTTCGACATTGAAGATGAAATGGGAGATGAATTATAGTGCATACATATCGTACAGAAGATGGTACGTATGATGTCAGCAAGCTTAGCCCCGAAGGACAGGGGCTTTTTAACTTGCTACAGCATACACTAGTAGAACAATCGAGAGCTCAGAACGATGCTCAAGCTTATCAAGCCGCAGGCTCAAAGCTAAAAGAATTGTTTGAAGAAGAGCTTACGGATGAGGCTCTTGTAGAAGCAGAAGCAGAGGAAGAAAACTCAACCGACTAACCGAGGTGTAACATGCCGTTTGTTAAATATCATCTGCCGTGCTCAGAGTGCGGTGGTAGTGACCCAGTATCACAGAACGATGATGGGTCTGCGTATTGCTTTAGTTGCAATACCTATTTTAAAGACTACGGCACAGCGGAAGTGCAACAAGATAACATAACGGACTTTGAAAGTTATCAACCAAGACAGGACGGTGCAAGTTTCAATGCCCTTACTGACCGTGGTATTAGTATAGAGACAGCCAAAAAGTATGGCGTTAAATCTACTACCACAGTCGGTGGGCAAGTTACCAGTCACCTATATCCTTTCTACAGCAACGGAGAACAAGTTGCCACCAAGATTCGCAAACAGAACAAACAGTTTGCATGGCAAGGAGACTCCAAAGAAACAGGGTTGTTCGGAGAACAGCTTTTCAAATCAGGCGGTAAGTTTATTACAATCGTAGAGGGAGAGTGTGACGCTATGGCGGCATACGAACTACTCGGAAGTAAGTGGCCTGTAGTATCTATAAAGTCGGGAGCACAAGGAGGTGCTCGTGATGTTAAGAATAGCTTAGAGTTTCTAGAATCTTTTGAGACTGTAGTTATTTGTTTCGACTCAGACGATGTTGGTAAGCAGGGAGCTAAGGCTATTGCCAAACTACTCAAGCCAAACAAAGCTAAGTTGATGACATTGCCAGAGGGTTTCAAAGACCCTAACGATATGCTCAAGTCTCGGAAGCACACAGCTTTTGTCAGTGCTTTCTGGGATGCTAAGACATATACTCCATCTGGTATTCTTAATCTATCTACTCAGCTTGAGGCTTATCGCAAGCTTCAGACTGAGAAGAAAGACTCTATCCCCTATCCTTGGCATGGTCTCAACGCCAAGCTAGAGGGCATGAGGTCAGGAGAACTAGTAACTCTTACTGGTGGTACTGGTCTAGGTAAGTCTAGTGTGACTCGTGAAATTGAGCACTGGCTTATCAATCACACTAAAGATAACGTAGGCATCGTAGCTCTTGAAGAGAACTGGGCTAGGACTGCTGAGGGTATCATGTCTATCGAAGCCAATGCTAAGCTACACCTCAACAGTGTTAAGGAAGAGGTGGGCGAAGATGAACTGCTCGATGTTTACCGCAAGGTATTTATGGGTGAGAACGAGGGTCGTGTTTGGATTCATGCTCACCTTGGTGTCAACCACCTAGACGATATATTCAGCAAGCTTCGCTACCTAATCGTAGGCTTAGATTGTAAGTGGGTAGTTGTTGACCACCTTCACATGCTTGTACTCCAAGCACTAGATGGTGACGAACGTAAAGCTATTGACAGTATCATGCACCGACTTCGCTCTCTTGTAGAAGAGACAGGTGTAGGTATGATACTAGTGTCTCACCTCCGTAGGGTTGACGGCAACCGAGGACATGAGAATGGAATAGAAACAGGACTATCACACTTACGTGGCAGTCAGTCCATTGCTCAGCTTAGCGATGCAGTTATATCTCTTGAGCGTAATCAACAGTCGGATGATGATGTAGAAGCTTCAACGACCAAGGTGCGAGTGCTCAAGTCTAGATATACTGGTGACGTTGGAGTAGCCTGCAGCTTAATGTATAACGGAGACACAGGTAGACTAGATGAGATACCTAGCGAAGATGACTATAGTGCATTTGATGGAGATGAGTTATGAACATAGTGTTTGACATTGAGGCAGATGGTCTCAACCCCAGTAAGATATTCTGTATTGTAGCACAGGACGTAGACACTGAAGAAGTGTTTACGTTCGACAATACACAACTCGAAGCAGGCTATGGTTTCTTAAAGTCTGCTACTAAATTAATCGGACACAACCTGTTAGGTTATGACCTCCCTGCACTTAAAGATGTAGAGGGTATTGACCTCAGCGACAAGAAGATTGTAGATACATTAGTCCTATCTAGATTATTTAAACCAACCCGTGAGGGTGGGCATGGTCTAGAGTCTTGGGGTTATCGCCTCAAGTTTAACAAGGGTGACTATGGTGACAACCAAGATGCTTGGGATGCTTACACACCAGAGATGCTTGAGTATTGTAAGCGTGATGTAGAACTAAATACAAAAGTGTATATGGCTTTGCGGAAAGAGAGCCGTGGCTTCACACCTCAGTCAGTTAGACTTGAGCATTCAGTCGCTAAGATTATTGACCAACAAAGACGTAATGGTTTTGAGTTGGACACCAAGAAAGCTATGATGCTAGTTGCAATGTTTCAAGACAAGCTTACTCAAGTAGAAGCTACAGTGCATGAAACATTCAAGCCTAAAGTTATAGTGCAAGAGCTGTATCCTAAGTACACAAAATCTGGTGCGCTGTCTAAACTTGGACAGGACTTTGACAACAGAGGCGTTCGGCTTACCGATGATGAGTGGGCTGAGATGAATAAAACAAAGACGTATGTAACTCGTAGAACACCTATACCTTTTAACCTTGGCTCAAGAAAACAAATTGGTGAGTATCTGGTTGATGCAGGTTGGAAGCCTAAGAACTTCACACCTACTGGTCAGCCCATTGTTGATGAGGGTACACTGTCAAGAGTTAAGGGTATCCCTGAAGCTGCTTTGATTGCTGAGTATCTTATGCTTCAAAAGCGTTTGGCTCAAGTAAACAGTTGGCTTAAAGCTCTTGAACCTGACAACAGAATACGAGGATAC